TAGGATAATCCTACTCTACAATCTGTTCATTGTCAACCCTTTGAATATTATATTCTGGACCCCACCTTTCCTCACTCTTAACCTTGGCATAACCTTGGCTCTCTCGTCTGTGTCTGATAAACTCTATTGGTCGACCATGTTCAATGTTTTCCATGTTATGATTAAGCCATTCATATTTACAGTTTTGACTACAAAAATATCTATCCGAGCCACTCGGTGTCCAACCCCATTGATTAGGTGCTTGGTCCGATGTTGCATATGCATACTTTCCACGCAACACACCACGAGATTTTAAAAACCTATCATTAGTAGTTCTGGTATGGCATGTTGGTCCTTGGCAAAAATGTTTGTTTGGCATTATAGTGCACTCCTTTTCATTCTTCTCATTTCAGAATATAACTCCAACATTTGGAATTCATTGCAATATTTAATCCACCTAAGTAATTCTTCTCGCATTTCTTTTCGTTGTTCATGTGCTTTTGCTTTGTTTCTACTTATTACTTCCAGATGTTCTTCATTTTGTTGTGTCATTTTTAGTGCCTCACTTTCCATGTTGTAGTTGCAGTTCTATAACCATGACTATCTAAGTCATAATAAACATAAAAAGGTGTTCCATTCTTTGCAACACCATAACGAGATTTTTCGTCATGCTTTCCTTTTCTTGTAATGTGTTTTTTGTGCTTACTAGCCCAATATGTAATGTAAAATGTTTTGTTTGTCATATTATACCTTTCTAATTGTAATGGGACTATCTTATAGGATAGTCCCATGATTGTCAAACTTAATTTATACTTTCTTCATATTTTTTTCTTGCCAATATTTTAGCCTCTCTTGATTGGTTCTTGTTCTTCATACCTTTAATCATACTAGCCAAGTTGCTAGGATTGTAGATTGTCAATCCTGTTGAGTTAGTTCTAATTAATTCTGCCTCATCAACTTGTATTCCAAGTTCAGTTGCAAGTTCAATTCCCTCACTCAAGTATCTGTATGCTTTCAATCCAATCTTTAATTGGTCAGATTGTTTTTGAATTGTATCAATCCATGTTTGGTGTTTAGATACTAGATTGCCTTTTGCAATTCGCCAAGTTTCAAATTGCTCGTACTCATTTTTAGTACAAGCGATTGCTCTTGATCTACAATAAGATGTACCAATTACATCAAGATAGTATGGTGCATTAAAAGTTTTAGTCATGCCTGTACTTTCATCACTACTACTATAACTATTACCAACTTTGCCGAGTGCTTTCATACAAGCCTCAACATGTTTTGTTTTGTGTGGGTTGTCTTTGTTTTCTGATTGTTGAGCAAAGATATCTGGGTTGCAATCCATAGCTTTTAAATCTTCTCTAAAATATGCAGTTGCAAACTTCTGTCCGTCTTCACTACTATACTCACTACCATTTAGATTACCAAACAAACCAAAATCAAAATGAGATTTAACTTCTGTTGGTTCGCCCTCATCATCAACACCCTCGTTGTGTGCAAAGTAAAAGCATTTATCTTTTGCTACAACATCACAAGGACTTCCATATTTCTTTTTGAAAGTTCGGAGTGTTGCAACATCATCTATTGGATATGCTCTCTCAACAACTTGTTTTGCAAGTTGACTTGCCATAACATATTTTTCATCAACCCATTCTCTTGCTTGAAGATATGCTTCTCTTTCTTGCGTGTCCTCATTCTCAAAGACATCTTTTATTTTATTGAACAACTTATTTCGTAGTTCAGTATTCATTCTTATTTTTGTCATTTTGACCTTTCTGTTAATTATTTTTATTTTTTTAATTTATACTATTGACAAATAATGTCAATAGGATTATATAGGAGATATTCCCTTTTGCTAATATACGGAATTAAAAAACTCAAATTAGCAGGATTACGGCTAGAAAGGTTTGATCCCGAGTATAGCCCACTGATCCCTGAGCAGTAGGCGTCTAACTAAACGTATTAGTGAGATGGTCTGGGTAGTTTGCCACCCTCACTACTACTGTTCTGGGATCAGTCATTGTTGACTGTGAGAATAAACACTAGAACACGGGTGAAGATAATTGGGGTACCGGTCCAATGAGACTAGATAACTGACGATCTCTAGGCCCCGCGTAGCATAGTGACTGATCAGTAAAATTTTATGGATCTACGATGCTCTACCATTGTAGGTCCTAAGATTATTATTTGCTGGACCCAAGTTGGAGGTAAACGCGCGCAGCTGGATGGGTCCTGCTAATGATGAACCAAGTTAGGGGTACATATCTTGCCTATGGCATTTCCCTGGACCTAAGCAGTGACCTGAAAGGGTAGCGTCGATACTTGGACCAGCAGCGCTGGCTTCCCTGATCAGGATGGCGTTGCTGGTATATGAATTGCCAGTTTAGAATGATTCTAAGTTTCATTCTAAAGAAGAGAAGAGCCGAGCTTCAAGCATCAAGCAGCAAGCAACGCTTGACAGCTGGTATAAGATAGTATAGGATAATATTGAAAGGAATAAAACATATGAATGATACACAATTGAAAAGAATAGCAGACGCCCTGGAAGAGATCCTGAGACTGGTGAAGGCGGACCAGGAGAAGATGGCGAAAAGGTTCCCGGATGAAGATCAGGAATAACGATCTCACTCACTATTTCTTGCGGCCGCATAACCAGCTGCCGCAAGGTTACCTTCGCAGCTGTGACAAATTTTTTAAGAGTCTCAAGCTACAAGCAGCAAGCCGCAAGCAACAAGCGGCAAGCAGGGGGCTTGACAAGTCAAAAGATTTATAGTATAGGATAATAAAGGAGAAAGAATTATGAAAGTAAAAGAAGCATTAAAAATTACAGACTCATTCACTAGAACGTCTAAGATGCCTGGCTTAAGTTACAGCCTGCCAGCGTGGGCCTGCCAAACTGGCTCCAAGCTAAGACTCGTTAAGACTTCACCGTGTTACGGCTGTTACGCCCTGAAGGGTAACTATACAAGATACCCTGCAATAAGAGAAGCGCAATATAGAAGACTGGACGCTATCAATCACCCTGACTGGGTCACCGCAATGGCTGCTGTGATCAAGCGTCAAAAATGGTTTAGATGGCATGATGCAGGAGATGTACAAAGTCATGAGCATATGGCAAAAATCATAGAAGTGTGTAAGCTCACACCTGACACCAAACACTGGCTGCCAACTCAAGAGCGGCAATACTTGCCAGCTCCTGAAGAGGTTCCAGCGAATTTAATTATTAGGTTATCCGCTGCACGTGTAGACGGGACCGCAGGCAATGCCTGGTCGCATTCGTCAACAGTGGTGACCGATGGGAGCCCCAGCTGTCCAGCGCCTAATCAAGGCGGCCAGTGTTTAGATTGTAGAGCATGCTGGAATAAAGACATTAAAAATATTAGTTATGGTAAACACTAGAAAAGCTTCACGTGTGAAGAAGGCCATTAGCCCAAAGCCATCGACGGACGGCCGCGGGCGTGCGCCAGGTTATATTACATTTTTTAAAAATGGATCCGGCTGGTGTGTGCGTTACGATAAGAACGCCAAGCAGCAAGCCACAAGCGTCAAGCACCAAGCTCCGATATTTAGAAAGCGACAAGCAACAAGCGTCAAGCACCAAGCTGTTCGAGATGATTGATGCAAGCATCAAGGCCTGAGCGACAAGCGTCAAGCTTCAAGCCACAAGCAACAAGCTCCTGTATTCTCTTTCCTCTGTACAAGTAAACCTCTTCTCTCTCAAAAAGTTTTGAGCCTCGAGACAAGAGGCGAGAAACTAAGATGAAAGTATTGTCAGGGTGCTTAATATGGAAGGCAATTTGATGGGGTGAGAACTTAATCTTGTTAGCTCTTGTTATCTTTAGCTCCAATGTAAAAAAGTGCCTATTAGTATTATAGCCCAATAGATCGGGAGTACCAAAAGCACTAAGGTTTTCAAGTCTAGTCCAACTAATTTGCTTAGTATTTTTCTTAATTTCATGCCAAAATTTAGTCTCAGGTTTCATTAATATTCACCCTAACAGGTGCCTATGTAAGTATGAATTTTTTCAGTTTTGGTATCTGATCTTTGAGGTCAGGTTTGATCACAACTCTAACAGAAGGTTTGCCTATTATAGTCGATTCCTGTACTTCAATTTTACCAATCGGGAAAATATTTCCGCTGCCATTATCCATGTAGATCGTAGCATTGCTTACGGCGTTGCCTTTAGTACCATCTGTAAATTTGTCAAGATATTCTTGAAGGTGTCTTACGTACATTATTTTTTTGGTTCCTTTCCTTTTCCTGGACCTTTTTTGATTATGTATTTTAATGTTCCATTTGCTCCTGATTCAACAGCCTTAACCAGGTGTTTAAACAGGTAGTTTTCTTTTAATTTTCGCTTAGCCTGTTCTGCATATTCAGTTAATTTCTTTGTGTCTCTCATGTATTGCCTTTTATAAAATGTTAGGGTAAAAGTCAAACATGGGATTACCTAAAAGATTGACAGAGAAGCAGAAAAAATTCGCTGAGCTTATTGTGTATAACGACGGAAGCAGAGATGCTTGGGAGTGTGCAAAAGAAGCTGGCTACGGCCCAACGTCCGACCTTGCAGCAAGAGTCGCCTCTTCAAGATTAACTAATCCTCAATTGTACCCTCTTGTAGTTCAGTACATTGGTGAGCTGCGTGAAGAAGCTAGAAAGAAGTACGAAGTTACTATGGACAGGCACCTTGAGCAGCTTGCAAAAATACGTGACCAAGCGTTGAAGAAGGGAGCATATTCTGCAGCGGGTAATATGGAAGTAGCCAGAGGAAAGGTTGCCGGATATTACATTGATAGAAAAATGATTAAGACAGGTAAGATAGATGATCTTGATAGAGATCAGTTAATGTCTAAACTAGAAAAAATGGTAGAGGATCATTCGAAAATAATTGAAGGTGAATCTACAGAAGAACAACCGCTAATAGAGATATCATCAGAGCCGGAAGATGAAATAGAAACCATAGAAGAAACAGAGCAAGAGTTACTTGAAGAACCCATTCCAGAAGAGCCAGAACCTTCATTACAATAATATTTTTTCCATTTTAACAATACAACCTTTAGGAAATACATTTCGGTCAGAGAATAAACCATCGGCCTCATCATAACTGGCGAACGTTCTTATACATTTAGAATCTCTTTCATATAGGTAAGCATTAGTAACCATTACTGAAGGCATCATACCACTAAACTCATGAACTGTCGCATGCCCGCTATCACCTAAAATATCAACCCATGTTATTTTGTAGAAGTAATATTTCTTCTTTTTAAGCACTACATGTCTGTATTTTGATTTTTTATTCATAGCTGATCCCTTTCCACTTTATAAGATATAAATATATATAAATATAAAAATTCTGAAAATATTTCTGAAACGCTGTGGAAAATGTGGAAATCATAAAAACAACCCTTAAGTAGCTGAAATCATTGAATAAAAGTTCCACAAAATCTTCCACATTTCGTCGAAAAAAAATGTGGAAAATGTGGAAAATGGCCAAAATCTGCGTCAGAATGTAACAAAAGTTTAGAATCATTCTAAAGTAAAAACGATTTTCCACAAAATTTTCGTCGTTTCCACAAAAGTTCCACAAATTAATTTTACTCATTTTTCCCCGTTTCTCGACTCTCGCTCCTAGCTGCTCGAACCTTGTAATAAGCATCAACTCGGGCTAGCCACTCGTGACTAAGTGCTCGAAACTCGGAGCCATTGATTATGAATCGTTGAAAAAAATTATCAGGAGTACACATCAATATAACTCCTTGCTCAATCTCAGACTCGTGCACGTAGTTATGAGCCATCGCATAAGCCACCATCTGCAACTTATAATCAGTTATCCACTCGATACGTTTAGGCTTGTTCGATTGCTTGAAGTCAATTATACTATCACGCCCCATATAAACTCCAACTAGATCAGTTGCACCGGCATACAGTCCAGGATAGCTTACTACCACCTCAGAGCCCCATATCTCCTCCAAATCAGGGAAACCCTTATCGATGATCGTTTTAGCCATCGAATGAGCTTGTACGCCCGCCTCAGTCATGTCTAGCACCTCTTTTTCAAGTATATAACCCTCTAAAATGCTATGCATAATAGTTCCTCGATTAGCAGCTAGATTCTTAATTTTATCCGCTTCAACTTCTCCAACTTTAGCTTTCCATCTAGCCAACGAATCTAACTTATCTTGAGGCTGAGTAGCTGATAGTATGGTTGTAACACTTGGTAACTTTTCTTGAGATACGTCATAGACTCTCTCATCATTTAAAAGTGACCTTGTTGATGTAGGGTAGATAAATTTTTTATTCCATTTCATATTATTTTATCCTCTTTCCAACCATGTTCCATACTAAAATTTTCTGGCCAACCTAATTCACTAGTA